CAATAAACAACATTGGTAAGAATTTCGTTGCCGAACCATAATCAGAACATCTTATAATCTCAACATTAGGGTATTCATGAAGATTTGGTAAAACAATCTCAGCCAAGGGAAATCGTCGGTAGACACGTGGAATGTGGAGAAAAATCTTTTTTGGTTTGATAACTTGATTTAATAAACTATCAATTACATTTTTTATATTATGCATCCGCGAAGGAATTGTGGAGAGACTAAAGTAGTATTCCTTGAAGGGATAAAAACTTAGAGAATGGTCAGGTTTTAGAGGATTATTAGGTGAATCAAAATTAGTGGGAAAAAAATGCAATGGAACGGTATTATTATATAACGTATACGAGTTTTTACGGATAAACGTGAGTTCAAAAACTTCCGGGATTTTAAAGTAGGGAAGATTTGTAATTAATGGGAAATTATTGTTACCGTGAATGTGTATCAGGTGAAATAAGCTATTTAACTTACTGATGATTTGAAGTTTGGAAGTCACATCAGACGTTACACCATAAAGCGTAATAATGATTTGTTCAAATTGATTGAGGATTACGTCAGGTAAATTAACTAAAAACGTGACATCTTGTTGATTTATTTTTAGTATCATATTAGAGTTGTGAATGTCGTTATTTTCCTCGAGACATAAATGGAGTAATTTATTATTGTAAAAGTGTGCCGTGGCTTGAGTTTTTTTTATAAAATCATTTTCAAAGTGGTAGGTATGTGGAAAGACATCATACAAAGAGTAAAGTTTAGTAATGTGTTTGAGATTGTCGATGAGGACATACCCACCGTCATTTTCTGGACCAATTCTTACTTTATGTTTCAAAATCTGATTGGATTGAATTCTCAAAAGTTCCAGGAGTTTTAAAATGTCATGAACGGACATTAGTATTATTTTTTTACGTAAAAATCTAAGTCGTTAAGTTTAAATTTAAGAAACTAGCATATAAAAAAAACATGCTACCGGAATCTATCATAACCCACATTTTATCCTTCCATCATCCTTACAAATCCTTCTACACATCTCACGTCTTGAAAGAACTCAAACAAAATTTATATTATAAACGGGTATTAAAGCAGTTGATGCAATTTTCTACGTATGATGTAAATAGAAATGTAATTCGATTTGAGAAATACAGCATTCTATCAGTTTATAATAATACTTAAAAGAATCTAGATATAGTGCAAATGGTCAGCGATATTGATATTTTAGAATTAAATCAGAGAATCCTAAATGATTTTGAAGATGAGAGGAATAAAATTGGTATCTACGAAGCTAAAAAAAAGGACTTGGAAAATAGTCTGAAGCTGAATTATCTCACCCAACGGACAAAAAATGTGCTACAAGATGATATCGTCAAGATAAATGAACGTATCGATGACATCAAAACTGATAAAAGTTACAATTTTTACATTTTGGAAAGTGTTGAGATTCTGGAGAAATTCCGCCAAATCTTGAAGGAGCCTCAGAAAGTTAGTTTCATAGGTAAACCTCTCAAAAATAATAAGGAGAAAAATAAGTTAATCGTCCAATACCTCGAAATCGCCAACAAATACATTACTATAAATAACATGGAAAGTATGGCTAACAAGAAAGAAAAAGTGACATGTAATAATTGTAATAATAATAAAGATTTTGACATTGAGGATGGAAACATATACATCTGTCTGAATTGTTCATCTCAACAATTTATTCTTCGAAATGTAACATCTTATAAAGACATTAACCGAATCAATATTTCATCCAAGTATATGTATGACCGGAAGATTCATTTTAGAGATTGTATCAATCAGTATCAGGGAAAACAAAATAGCTGTATCCCTCAAGATGTGTATGATAGTCTCATTAAACAATTTGAGTCCCATCACTTGATACCTCCCGAGAAGGATGAAAGTCAACAAAACACAAAGGAAAGATTCAAGAACATTACCAAGGAGCATATAAGTATTTTTTTGAAGGAGTTATCCTTCACGAAGCATTACGAAAACATCAATCTCATCCATTATAACTTAACAGGAATTAAACCAGACGATATTGGTTATCTTGAAGATAAGTTACTAAATGATTTTGATATAATCACGGAGGCTTATGACCGCATCTTTAAAAACTTGGACCGAAAAAATTTTATTAATACCCAATACATTCTATTCCAATTATTGCTAAAGCATAAGCACCCTTGTAAGAAAGAAGATTTTTCAATGCTAAAAACCATTGATAGGAAAAACTTTCATGATGAAATATGTCGCATTTTATTTGAGGAAATCAAATTTACATTTGTTCCCTTGTATTGATTTTTTTTATACACAAAATAAAAAAAATTAATTTAAATCCACCTGTATTAGTGTTTGATTATAAAACCTTCATTTAAAGACAAGCTGTTTTTGTATAAAAACAATGTCAACTCTAAAAGTAACCAAGAAGAAAGCAGTCAAAAC